GTTCCAAATGCCGATACCAGTTGTACGGAATAAAGTCGACCCTGTCAGCATCATGCGAAAGTTTGATGCCTGGTGGGACGACCTGATACCGATGAACATGGATCTGCGACCGGAGTTCCTCCGATTCGTTGAGATAAGTCTCGCGCGTTGCAGGCACCAAGTCGAGATGCTGGAGAGTTTCCGGCGACAACTCGAGATGGAAGACCGCAATGAGGATTAGGGAAAGGGACCTTGAGTCCAATGAGTTCAATGCGTATATCGACTACTACTCGCATTATTCCTGGAAGAACGACATTAACAGTGTCGGGACCAGGGTGGCGACGCAGTCGATGAGTGGGACGGAGCACACCGAAGATGTGGTGACTCCGGACTTCATGGCAAGACGGAATAGCGGACAGATCATAAACAATCTGTACGACAACGTCAAGTCGTGGACAACCCACGTGCCATTGTCCTTCATATCGCAGCAGGACCTCGTGTATAACTTGCCCAGCACGGACCACGCGGAGTACAACTCCAACGGTATCGTACTGTACAATGACCCACGACGGTTACTCAACGCGCCGGCGCTGCTTCCAGCAGCCTCGGTTGAGATTGATCGCCTAAAGAATCTGGCGATAACTCAGGTATGGGCTAAGGTTAACAGCGCACCCGCCGAGTCACTCGTGACTATGGCAGAGGCAGCTAAAACGATCCAGTCAGTGACTCGACTGTTTCAGGCTGCTTTACCGCTGTTAAAGAAGCTTCATCAACTTAGAGAAATGCGGAGAAACCCGTCCTCGATCATTGCGATCTTGGGCAGGGCCAATCGGCGCTACTCGAAGAAGAAGAAGTTTGTCAAAATGGCCAAAGACCTTTATCACGCCGATGCTGCAAAGTATTGGCTCGAGGTGAGGTATGGCCTGAGACCTATCTACTATGACATTCGTGACACAGTGAAGGCCTTTAACGAGGTTGGATCTAAGCGTCGCACCCGGTTCACTGCAACAACGGCTGACTCAGCCGCTCTCAGTGACACGGTGATTGACGTTCCGGATGTCTATTGGGGAACCTCCTTAGCTGACTACCTCCGTACCTCTTCGAGGTCGGTAGTGGTTAGTGCTGGGGTTTTAGTAGAGAGTAAGATGAAGACCATCACGGTCAAGGAAGCTTTTGGTCTCGACCATTGGCTTTCCCTGGGATGGGAGCTGGTACCCTACTCGTTTGTAGTGGACTGGTTCCTTAACACAGGCGCTTACGTAGCTGCCCTTCAAGGAAACACCACGGTGAAACCGCTCACGTCGTGGGTCACCACGCGGGATTTAAACACCCGCACTGTGGAGATGACACGATGGGACCGGCCCAAGCTCACTGATCCTGCCTACGGGTATTGGACCAATGATTACTTGAACTGGTCTGGCGGAAAGATGACACAGACTACCCAGTCTGTCCATCGGGAACCAAACCCGGTGATGCCGAGCCTACCTAGTCTCAACGTGAGACTTAACACGGCGAAGCTCATCGACATACTTGCTTTAGCACGTCGCTATGGCAGTTAACTACCAAAAGGAGATGACCCATGGGTCAGCCCACTAACATCACGTTGGCCGTCGATAAGGCCAACACCGGGACAACCACTGATGTGGTATATACCGACTTCAACGACACGACGCCGACTCGGTCGACTTGGATTGCTGCGCTTCACGCGACAGCAATGAGGGTCATGATGCAGATGTATCGTGCCTTCCCCAAGCGTTCCGGAGCGTCGCGCGGGACCGCTCGCGTCTGGGTGAAATTCACCACGGACGTGGAGGTTCTGAATGCTTCCGGTGATGGCAATATTGTTTTGCCACTCATCGGCGAGGTTTCGTTTGCGATTCCTGAAGGGGTTACCCCCGCTCAGACCTTGGAGCTTCGCCAGACGATGTTGGCGTTGCTAGATCGTGATGATCTGATGGCACGGTTGTGCGATGTTCTCGACATTTAAGTCGTATTCGACCTCCATGACTCCCCGCGAGGGGAAGTGGAAGTTCAGAGTCTGCTTAGTTGTTGTCTATATCGTCATTTCCTTCCTGGCAATGAAATACGCCAGTGGTAGGTACAGCCACGTCAGACCGAAAGGACTTTCTTGTGAAAGACAAGAGAGGCTCATCACGTTCGCCAAAGGCGCACGCGGGAAACTCCCCCACCGCTAGAAAGCGGAAGGCCCCGTTCGGGTCTATCAGGATCCCAGAGGATTACCCCTGGGAAATCTTGACCCACCTTCACAAGGTGATCGCTCAATTCAGCGACTGTGATCAAGACGTGTCATTGGACGCCTTAATAAGGGCCAGAGACATCGATGGTTACATGGAGCTGAGTGGTATATGGGGCTTGCAGAATAGTAGCACGCTTCGTACTATACCGGGTCTACCCGTAGAGGGTAGACTGATGTTGGGCGCATTGCTTCGGAAGTTCCCGTTTGAAGGGAACGCCGAGGACCGTGTGTCGGCCGCCATCAACAGTGTAATCGATGGTGAAGAATCTTGCAAACGGTTTAACAAGACCGGGTGGAAGAATCTCTTTGAAGTGGACGGGAAACCGTGCTCCTTCTTAGCTGATATGCAGAGCTTCGTTGCTCAGGTTCTCGGCACGTTTGACGTTACCGAGGCGATGATTGGGTGCCGGCATGGGCCGGGCAGTTCGACAGGTACCGTTAAGGGCAAAGTAAGTAGCTATCATAAGTACTTAAACTGGCCGTATCACGTGACCTCTCGTTCAGTCCGCTACGCGCGGTTATTGATCCAAAGTGATGAACGATGGATGGGTGCGCTTGAAGAAGACTACCGAGTAAAGAAGGGTATACCTCCGTGGTGTATCCTCAACTGGGATAGTTTTTGGAATGAAGTGCTCATCTGTCAGGATTCGAATAGGATCACGACAGTACCGAAGGACTATTCGAAGAATAGGCCGATCGCAATAGAACCAACTCTGAACGTCATGTTGCAGCTCGGAGTTGAGGACGTAATCCGCCGCCGTTTACGGAAGTGGAATATCGACCTCAACTCTCAGTTTCGCAACGCAGAGTTAGCTCGGGTAGGGTCTTTAGGCAGTGATGCCGACAAGCCCGCGACAATTGACTTATCGAACGCTAGCGACACGGTGTCGCTGCGTTTGTGTAAGCTGTTGTTACCTCCTGAGTGGTTTGAATACCTGTTCGCGTTGAGGAGCCCGAAAGGGGTCCTACCCTGTGGAGACATCTTGCGTTACCGTAAGATTTCCTCCATGGGCAACGGGTACACGTTTGCGTTGGAATCCCTCATATTCGCCAGCATCGCGCAGGCGGCAGTGAAGTACGTGTTTGGACGTTATGACCGGGACAAAGTCTCCGTTTACGGAGATGATATAATTGTTCCCGAGTCAGCGGCCAAGTTAACGTGCGCACTGTTAGTCTCGTGCGGCTTCAAGGTTAACACCGAGAAGTCATTCCTCAGCGGAGACGTTAAGGAATCATGTGGCAGCGATTGGATTCGCGGTATAAATGTGAGACCGGTCTCCTTAAAGAAGAGACCCACGATCGTTACTGATCTAATCTCACACCGGAACCTGATAGGTCGCTGGTGTGTGCGTCATTTAGGCGCAAGTATCGATTGTATGGATGAAGTATTCCTAAAGTGGATACCCGAACGGTTTCGACTGTACGGGCCCTGCTCCGAGGAAGACTTCTCTAGTTACCTCCATTCTGATAAGCGGCCTGGGTTCAACCCAGACACTCCGTTTATGTATGAGTGGAAAGGCTTGACCATGATACCCGCTCGTGACGAGGGGGCAGCTTTCTTCTTCAGGAAGCTGATGGTGGCGCTTAGGTTGGCGCCTGTCCATAACATGGTCTACTCCCCTCTCGAGGGGCGCCTTGTTGGTAGCGACGGCTCACATGCCTTTGACGTCACGATTCGCAACCGTGACCGTCTAAGCGTAGTTAAACGCAAAAGCTCCCACTGGGAGACTGCGTACAGTCCGCTGAACACCACCCCGGCGTGCACGGTGCACGTCGGGATTCGTGTCAGTTAACTG